GAGGTCCAGGCGCGGCTCAATAAGATCAAGGCGACCGGCGGCAACGCTCTGGCCGCGCTGGGCGCGTTCGGTAGCGTCATCCTCAACCGCATCCGCCTGGGCTTCCGCCTGGGTCGCTCGCCCTGGGGCCAGCCGTGGCACGCGCTGGTGCTGCGTCAGGGCACGCCGCTGCGTAACACCGGGCTGCTGCAGCGCTCCATCACGATGGCCGCCACCGGCAAGGAAGTGGTCATCGGCACGAATCTTATCCAGGCGCCCGTGCATCAGTTCGGCGCCACGATCAAACCCAAGAACGCCAAGTTCCTGCGCTTCGCCGGACCCAATGGCTTCATCTTCTCCAAACAGGTGACCATCCCGGCGCGACCCTTCATGCCGATCAACCGAGCCGGCGCCGCCGCCGTACCGCCGCAGTGGGCGCAGTCGGGCCTCGAGGCGATGAAGAAGGCCCTGCAGCTGTGAGCGTGGAGGCCATCAGTCAGGCCCTCATCGCGCGCCTGGAGCTGCGGCTGAAGGATGCCGGGCTGCTGACTTACGTCTATAGCGTGGGCGAGTTCGCCACCGTCGCGGAGGAGTCGCAGCTGCACCCGGCCGCGGCGGTCATCTATAACGGCTACGAGCCCGGCGACGAAGTGGGACAGGGTATCCAGCAGGCAGTGGATTTCCAGTTCCTGGTGGTCCTGGTCACGCGCAATGCGGTCGATTTCGCCCAAGGGGGCGGCGCCCAGGACGACGTGAGCCCCATTTTCGACGCTCTGCTGCCCGCCGTCATCGGCTGGCGCCCGACCCTGCCGGACGGCGTGTTTCCTTCGCCCTTCCGGCTGGCCGCGGCACCAGGCGCCCAGGTAAGCGGCCAGGGCTTCGCGTATTGGCCCGTCGCCTTCACCATCCGCCGCACCTACCGCGGCACCACGTAACGAGGATATCACCATGGATTACAGCTACCTGGGCGCCGGCAAGGCTTACCTGCGCGAGTACGGCAGCGCGGCCCCCTTCCTGGAGGTGGGCAACGCATCGGCGGTGAACTTCGGCGTAACCGAGCAGTCCATCACGCTGCAGGACTACACCAAGCCCGGCGGCGGCACGTACAACGAGGTCAAGCGCGTCGAGTCGGTGGACTTGAATATCACCATGCACGACCTGAGCCCGCAGAACCTGGCGCGGTCGTTCCTGGGCTCCACCACCGCGACTATCGCCGGCACCGCCTCCAGCGAGGACGTGGTGGCCTACAAGGGCGGTTTCGTGCCGCTACTGAATGTGCCGACTGTCATCACCACCGTAACCGGCCCCAGCGGCTCGCCGTCTTACGCCGCGGGCACCGACTACGAGTTCCGCGAGGGCGGCCTGTTCATTCCGTCGACGTCCACGATCACCGACCCGGTCGCGGGCGCCTCGAACATCGAGGTGACCTACGACTACGCCTCCCAGGACACCGTGCAGGCGCTGACCGAATCGGCCAAGGACTACGAGTTCCTGTTCGTGGGGCTCAACGAGGCGCGCAGCGGCAAGCCCGCGCGCGTGCACGCGTACCGCGTGAAGTTCGGCCCGGCGCAGACGCTGGCGCTCATCTCCGCCGACGAACACGCCGCGCTGGAAGTGGCCGGCAAGCTCCAGGCCGATACCGCCAAGACCGGCGACGGCATCTCGCAGTATTTCGCCGCAACGCTGGTGGCCTAACCCATGGATGCGAGGAGCCATGACGTTATCGCCCCCCTTGGCCAGGACGTCACCCTGGCCAGCGGAACCACACTCACGGTGAAGCCCATCACGGTGGGGCAGCTGCCCCGCTTCATGAAGGCCATCCGTCCCGCATTCGGCGCCCTGGTAGCCCTGGCTCCTGCCGCCTCCTCGCCAGGAGACGCCGGAGACCAGGGCGCCGAACCCGATAGCTTCCAGCTGGATCCGGTGGAAATGCTGGACCTGTACATCGAGTACGGGCCGGCGCTCAACGAAGCGGTGTGCATCTGCACCGGCCAGAAGCTGGCCGACGTGGAGGCCCTAGACCTGGAGGAAGCATTCACCCTGCTGAAAACGGTCTGGGAGGTGAACCGGGATTTTTTCGTCCATCGGGTCCTGCCGCTGCTGCAACGGTAGGCGATGACTGGGGGTGGGCCGACGCCATCAGCGTGCTGGTGACTGCCGGCTTCACCCTCGCCGATGTGCACGGCATGACCTTGGCGCAGCTGCGCGCCTACGGCGATGCGGTCGAACGCCGTCGCAAGCTGGCGCGCACCGAACTGCTGTGCATGCTGCGGGGAGCCAAGTACCCGAAGAAGCCGTTTAACGACCTGCTGAAGGCATCAAGGACCGCGACGTGGCTGATCCCCGGCTAAACATTCGCATCGGCGCGGACCTGGCCGAAATCAAAAAGGCGCTCAGCACCCTGGGCGCCGACCTTCGTGGCTTCAAGAAATCCGCCGAGGGCGCCGGCCAGCGCATGGGCGCCGGCCTGGACTTCGCCAAGCGCGCGGCACTGCAGCTTGGGACCGCGCTAGGGGCTGCCTTTAGTCTGCGCGCCTTGGCTGCGGCCAGCGATGAGGCCGCAGAGCTTAATGCCCGCCTCAAGCTAGCAACGAAATCCACTGAGGAGTTCAATCGCGCCTCTGCGGGCACGTTCGACATTGCTCAACGCACGCGCACAAGCCTGCGCGCGACCGCGGAGCTATACGCGCGCATCGAGCGCAGCACACGCGACCTATCGCTGAACCAAGCGACGATTCTCCAGCTTACCGAGACCATCAACCAGGCGGCCCAGTTATCCGGCGGCGGACCGGGCACCGAGGCGGCGCTATTCCAGCTCTCCCAAGGACTGGCCAGCGGCACCTTGCGCGGAGAGGAGCTAAACAGCGTTCTGGAACAGACGCCACGCCTCGCCCAGGCCATTGCCGACGGAATGAATATTCCGGTAGGAAAACTGAGAGAGCTCGCCGCCGAAGGAAAGATTACTACCCAGGACCTGCTGCGCGCGCTGCTGAGCCAATCCAGCACCATCGAAAAGGAATTCGGCAAATTGCCGACCACCATCGGCGGCGCTATGACGAAAATACGCAACGCCTTCACCAAAATGGTGGGCGACGCGGACCAAGCTAGCGGCGCTAGCCGCGAGCTGGTGACGGTGCTAGAAGATTTGGCCGAGTTCCTGAAGGATCCGGCCACCGCCGAGGGGTTCGCCACGCTCGGCGCCGCTATCGCGCGCATTATCAAGCTGATGAGCGAGGCGACTGTGGAATTCGCCGAGTTCGGTCGCATCATTGCGCGCACGCTGGCCAGCGCTACCGGAAACCTGTCTCCACTTGATGACCTTGAGGGGCAAATAAAGGACGTTGACCGGGCGCTGAAAAACAGCTTCATGGGCAAACCTACCAAGTACCTATTCACCAGCGAGGCAGAGCTGAACGCCATCAAGGCGCAGCTGGTGGCGGAAAGGGATGCACTACTGGCTGCCCAAGGCGGCGCCCCCAAGGCGGCGCCAGCGGACCAGGTTGGCGTCCCGGGAGGGGGCGGAGGTGGCGGCAAAAAGGGCAAGGCTTCAGACTACCGCGCCGACTTAGAGCTGCTGCGCGACTCGGTCGACCGCTCGCTTGCCGAGCTTGAGCGGCTCTATGAAGCCGGAAACAAGGGATTAGCGGACTACTTCGCCGAGAAGCGGCGACTTCAAGCCCAGGCTATCGACGCGGCCCTGGAGCAGGCGCGCACCGAACTGCGCGTGGCCGACAGCACCGAGGCGCGGCAGAAGGCCCTGGTGGGCATAGCAAAGCTTGAACGAGACCGCGCCGAGCTTGGGCCCGCTGCCGCGCGCGAACAGGCAGCCGCTGAGGAGGAGCTAGCCAAGGCGTTGGGCGACGTGCACACGCGCCTGCTGGAAGCCGAAGGTCAGACCCGGCGCGCGCGTATCGCGCAGATGGAAGGCGAGTTCCGAGATTTGATCGTGCGACTGAAGGCCAACGGCGACGAGGCCGGCGTCGCAATCGTGCGAAAGCTCATCAACGTGGAAGCGGCCAAGGCCGAGCTGAGCGAGCTACGCGATCAGGTAGACCGCACGATCAGTGACCTGCGCGGCACCGAGGAGCTGGTCGCCGCGCAAGACGACGCCGGACAAATCAGCCCCTGGGATGCC